TAAGAACTAGAGAATTTGAATAAAAGAAATGTTAAAGAAACAGTAAAGAAATAACATTAGTATTCCTTTTTTCTTAACTTCAAGGAAGTTAAATTGAAATTTTCAAAATTAAAAAGAAATTTCCAAAAATGTAAAGAAAATTACGATAAATATAGATTTTTCTATTTCAGAATTATAAATAAAGAGTACACAGGATAGTCATATCCTGGGGAACCATTATACCCTTTATGGTTCCCAAAATCTTAAAGGGAGAAAAATATGAACAAAATAGCAATAATTACTAAAGAAATTAGAGCGTTAGAATTACCTCAATGGACACTTCAAATAGTACTTAGATATACTATCAATAAATTTCATACTCGGTCAATATTTGATTATTATAAATTTAATTCATCACAAATTCCAAAAATTAAAGAACTATTATCTATTTTGAGTAATCTTAAAAGAATACAAATGAAGAGAATTTTGTTTAATCTTTTCAAAAATAAAATTATATATCTTTTCAGAAGAAATATATCGTTATCACAAGATTTTATAACTGAGAAATATATTGAATATATATTTGATGTTATGTTAGAAATGTACTACCATCCATTATCATATAAAACTATTAAATCAAAATTTTCTAAAACTATAACTGAACAAATATATACTGATTATCATGATAAAGGGTTTACCGAAAACTCTGTAATTTACGGTCTTCCAAGACAACCTTTAGCACATTTGAAATTCAAATTAGAGAAATTATCATTTATTGCTGATATAATTTTTGTAAAAATTTCAGATACATATAAAACATCAAAAATTACTCCTATGTCATACACTAAACCATATTATTGTCCTCTTTTTGAAGATATTGAAGAGTTTTTTAATGGATTAATAGATACAACATTAGACTTAAATGAAATAGATATAGAAATAATTCCGGACAAAATAGTTCCTATACAATATGACAACTTTATGAATACTCTTAAAAAATACCCAGAAATTTCAAGATATTTTGAGAACATTTTAGGAACATTAAATAATTGTGTTATATTTAGAAACGATGAAAAGGCTATTTTTGGAAAAAGAAGATATACCACTCTTACTCTTATGAAAAAGGCACTAAGAAACTCTCTATTTGCTGGAAAGCGAGAACTCGATCTTACAAATTCTTGTGCACAATCATTACTTATGGGTTCAAAGTTTAACGAAACAATTAATGTAAGCAATGATCCATTTAGTGAGGAATTTGAAGAATTAACTATAGTCAGAGGTCCACATGAAATTAAAGAAACATTTAAGTTACATGAAGATTCTAATTTTAGAAATAAATTAACCAAAATATTGAATGGATTTAATGGAAAACGAGCAACATTAATTTTAGATAATGGTGGCACCGTATTTGGAATAAAGTCAAGAATGAATAAAGATATGAAGAATTCTATAACATTCAGTGAAGATAAGTTTCATAAAATTAAGAATGGTAAAAAAGTTAGTGCACCATTGACATCATATTGCACTTCAAATGCTTTAGAAATTCTTAATAAATATAAAAATGAATCAAAGAGAATGCATAAAATTATTATGAATAATCTTAAAGGAACAGATATAGATAACTTTATATATCATGAATTTGAAAAAAGAGGTAAAAAGGTTACAATACCTAGATATATTGCTTGTTATACAACTTTTAATGAAGAACAATTTAGAATTAAAGCAATGCAAACTAATGATGTATTGTTTCAAGTTCATGATGCAGTAATTTGTAATACCAATTATCTAGTTCCTGGTTTTACATATTCAACAAAAATTATTTAGCATTAATCCAAATATTATACTATAAATGTGAGTTTATTGTCATATGTTTTATTAACAACTATGGAATTTGAGATTATATGGGATAATTTAGAATTATCCCATTTTTTTGATTATATCAAACCACTTTGAAGTAAATCGTTTTTGAACATATCCATAAAATCACCCATATCTTCTTCAGGTAGTAATTCAAGAATATTATTTATTTTATCCTCATTTTCATCAAACCTAGATTGGGGCATTTCATCAACTTTTTTCATAAATTCATTTACTACCTTTTTACCGTTAAGTTTTTTAGATTGAAGTAATTTTTGAAGTGTTTGATTTTTCTCAAAATATTTCATAACATCAAATATTCCAGCCTCTGTGAGTTTTTGTTTAAGATTTTTCATATTTTTCCTTTCTTTAATTTTTTATATATTTGTAATATTAGAACTAAGAACAGTTTTAGTAATTCATTATATACATTTATGTTTTAATCTTTAACATATTCATATAATTCCTTAATATCGGGTTCTATTCTAAGAACAGTTTTGATATTTTCTAAGTACTCATATTTTTCAGACTCTGCCATTAATTCTGCATCTTTATATGGTAATATTTTTTTAGGACCTTTTTTATATCCGCATTCTACCAATAATTTATAAAGATTGTCTTCTGGTGTATGTTCATATACATCTTTTACTGGCTCTTGACCTCTCTTCAACATTCTTACAAAGAATGGTATTGAGGATTTATCTGATAACATAGCATTTGATATTTTTGTTTTGATATCAGCATCTGTGATAAAGCCATCTGTGTATTCTTTAAGAACTTTAAATTTTTTACATCTCTCAATAAAATTAGAATTTTTTAATCCTAAGTTCAGAATCCTTGTCTTAATGATAGGATTACACGGCTTCAAAGCATCTTCAATACTTGCTAAAGTACTCATTACTACTGTACTAGATTTTGCTCCCATAAGAATATCCATCTTTTCAATTTCATTTAGGCTCAAATAATCATTAATGTGTTCTTCAATTAATTCAGTTTTATTTTTCTTGATTTGATTACTATATGTTACCAAAATATTTCCTTGAAATTTTTCAGTAACTTCTCTTGGTTTAGAAAAGAAATGATATTTCATCATCCATAGCATTGCTTCTTTGTGATTAAATTCTAAAATGTTTTTGAATGTGTCTATTTTAATAGCATTAATACCTATATAAGATAGTTTTGATTCACCGTAATTATCTACATCAAATAGGAAATTCTGATCAATATTTTTACCTATATTATGTATGTACTCATCTCTTACATCATTATAATTTGTTTTTACATAATTTATTCTTTCTGTAATGAACATATGAATTTCTCTTGCTTTTCTTGTTCTTTTTATCATTTGAATACTGGATATAACATCGGTTGACATAGAAGTATCAAAATGAAAATGATAAGGAACTTCATTTAGATTAGAAACACCAACTGTCAATGATGGACTATACATAAATACATCCCACTTATCGTGTGTATTTTTTTCAAATAATTTATAAATCAACTCTTTAGTGCTATCCGGAGTACTAGCTGTTAAAAGAACAACCTTAAGACCGTGTTTTTCAAGAAGTAATTTTGTACTATGTAAAAATTTGAGAGATGTTCCTGAAATTGTTATTTTATGTTTTTTGGCATGTAACAGTAATGATTGATAATAATAGTTTTTGTCAACATATGAATATAAAACAGTTTTGTCTCGATAAGTATTATATAATTGAAAAACATTTGAAGTTTTGTTTTGAAGTAAGAAATTTTCATATCCTGTCAAAAAAGCATCCGCTATAACTAATTTTTTTCTGAATGCTGCAAAAAACTTAGCAATATTTAGACTACTATTTCCTAAGTTATTTCTAGAATGACTCATTAATGATATAAATTCATCCATAATTACAAGATCAAAATTATGTAAATTATATTTCCAAAGACTATCAAATTGAACAATCATAGAATCATTAAAATTATATATATCTTTATTGTAAACTTTCATATCATATTTTTTACCAAAATCATGGGCTACAGAAATTCTATTTGTGATAATGAGAACCCTCATATCGAGTTCGTGTGCTTCTTGAATAATATACTCTATAATAGTTGATTTTGCTGTTCCCATAGGAGATTTGATACTATATAAACCATCTGGATTTTCTAAAAATCTCTGAATACTTTCTTCTTTTCCTTTTACTTTAAGATATTTTTCATGAACCTTAATCAATTCTGTGGCAGTATTGAAGTGAAGAAATGCATCATCATAATTGATATCCTCTTTAAGTAGTTCTCTTCCTACTGTGGATTTTCTAACAGCATCGTAAATATTGATAGTTTTTGTACTATTGTTATGGTGCATTGTGTAAGGACTAGAATTAAACCAGAAATAACCACCAATAGATTTTTGTTCTGTCGGATGTTTAAATGTTATTGAGCCATTATCATGTGAATCAATTGGTTCAAAAAGCATTTCTTTGAAAACATTAAGACAAAATTCTTCAATAGTATTTCCTGTTATATTATCTATATCAATTTTAGTCTTTTTTCTTTTTTCTAATTCAATATAACCATTTTCGATTTTATTGATTTTTTTATCAAATTTGCACTGAAATAATATTTTATCTCGATCAAGAAGAACCTTATTTTTACCTATTGGTGCGTTTAATGATGCTTTTCTTGCTACTGCTTCATCAACTTCACACCATTCTTTAAGATCAAAATTAAGATTTGATATTGCTTGTTTGGCATTTTCTAATTTTATAGGCTCAATATAAAGAATACCTTTCATATTGAAATTATCAATACCATTATATGATTTTGACTCGCCAATAATACATTTATATATACTAAAATATTCTAGAATTTTCTCTTGATGATCTTTTGAGCTTACTTTATCTAAGTCAAGTACAAAATAATTGATATACTCAGGATAATATTGGTCTAAATTCTTTTTTCTTCTATATGTTCTAATAGGTTTTTCAAGTTTTGTGAGGGGAATATTAAGTATCCACTCATGAACCAAAATATTGAACATTTTCTGATTATCAAAATGATTTAGATGATATGTTTCAAAAATAAATGTTTTATCATCATATGGTGACCAAGCAAATTTTCTTGTACTTTTTTTAGCATTAAAAATTGTGATACTATTCAATATTATCCTTTATATATTTGCAATCCATAATTAGAATTATCTATATTTTATCAAAATTCTAATATATTTTGATTTACCATTAATACTAGTATTTTTTACTATTCCTAATATTTCAAATTGTTCTCGATTATATTTTGTCAAAAAAGTTATTGGAACACCCATTAATCCTTTATAATCTTTAGGTATTTTCTTTACTGCATTTACATTCAATATATCCGAATTATCAAAAAAATCATAATTCTCAGAATTATATACTTCATCTATTATAACTTTTTTTTGATTAATTTTTTTAAGGTTCTGTAACCATATGATATTTCTAAATTTTACCAACCCAGTTTCTGGATCATAAACAGTTTCTGTATAATTCTCAGTAGGATGAATTGATTTGAAGAACGCATTACCGTGTTTAAAACCATATCCTAACCCAATATCATCTTGAACTATTTTTTCAAAAATATATGGTTTTGTTGCGGCAGTTAGAGTACCAATAATTAAGAATTTCTTATCGTACTTAAATAATAATTTTACAAAATCTCCAAAAAGAGAAAATGGGGGATTAGTTATAATTATATCTGAAGTTTTTAGAATATCAACACATTCTTGGCTCCTAAAATCCCCATTTCCTTGTAATACTGTTTTTGTTTCATTTCCATCATATTCCAATTTATAGGAGCCATTTTTATCATAATGTGTACTTATCAATGTTTTTATTTTGAAATTTTTAAAATTATCCTTGAAATAAAACCAGAAATTACTCATCTCTGGATCATCACAATTACAATAAATTATCTTATTTTCAAAATATTCTATATAATTATTTAATTCATTATCTATATCATCTCTCTGAGTATAGAAATCATCATATTTATTTTTTTTAGCATTGATTAAATTTTTAGTTCTACCCAAAATATTCCTTTATGTGTAAGAATCAATTTATGAAGTTATAGATTCTAATTTATTTCAAATTTATAAAGCATCGGATCAATGGATGCCATCTCTGAATATGTCATTGCATATCTATTTACATTAAATACTTTTACATTTGATGTTTCATAGTCACTTGCAGTAATTACAGTATGTTGATAAGGACTCATTATAATAGATGAATTACCTTTTAGTGTTGAATTAATACCCACATAGCAAGTATTCGATGTAATATCAGGATTAAGATAATATTTTATTTTATTATTTTTACCTAAATATAAACCAGCTGTATTTTCGCTGTCAACATAAATATTAGGACTAGCAATAACAGCACCAGCAACTTTAAGTGGAACAACAGCAAATCCGTCTAATGATCTATAATATTTTGAATTAATTTTTATAACTGATTCTGCTATCTCTTGTTGAGCCTCAAATAGTATAGTTTCTGCATTTTTAGGATCTGAAAGAGTAATATTGGTTCCTGCAGTGGCAGATGAATCCATAAGAGATAATAATGATGTATTTTCATTTTCAGCAGATATTCCCCCGAAAATATTACCTATATATTGATAAGCATCTTTACCAAATTGATTAATGAGGTCTTGAACTGCTTCTAGTGTTAATCCTGTGTCTTCAGGATCATTATTTACGATACCTATCTCACCTCTAAGAAGTTTTACTTTGTTATCTTGAAAAACAAGAGCAAAGTTTGCTGCAGTTGGACCATGAACAGGAGAAACTTCTGCAATTTGATATGCAAGACTTGCTATCATCTTTTGTTCAACTATACTTCCAATAATCTCATCAGTATTTGCAACATCAATTGCTTCGTTTAATGATTTCATTGCGTTTATTGAATTTTCTTTATATGTACTTAAATCCATAAATTATCCTCTTTTATGTTATTTATATTTTTTTGAAATAAGATTTCATCATAAAGAGTCGTTATTACAAAATTCTTGATAATCACACCAATTACATAAAACTTGTTTATTTTTAGGAAATGTTTTCTCATTTTCAATTTTATCAATTATAGTTATTAAATCATTTATATATTTTGAGAGATATTTTCTATCTAGCAAGATACTGTTTTCAAGTTTATGTTCAATATAAACATATCTGATTTTTATTTGATTAACTTTAGGGTATTTTTTAAACATATAGATACTATAAAATAGTAGTTGATTAAAATTCTGATATTTTAAATCTTTAAGTTTTCCAGTTTTCCAATCTATAATATGCAAAATACCATCAATAAAACACATATAATCAATATATCCTCTAAAAAGAACATTTTTACCATAAGGTTTGGGTGATAAAGTATCATCTAATGCTATTGCTTGTTCTCTAAGATTAGGATAATCAAAAAGTTTTTTGTAATCTGAGTCCAAAAATTCATCAACTATAAACTGATATTTTTCTTGGAGTTTATGAGTTCCCTTATTGGGATAGTTTTCTAAAATATTATGAACTGCAGACCCCTTAAGTAAGGGGGTCATATCTTTTGGTGCAGTTGGTAGTTTATCTATGTATTTGTACTTAAATTGTCTAGGACAATTCTCATACACACTTATTTTAGAGAAACTATATGGTTTAAATGACATCTATAAATTTAGTGCTGATATATTATTTTGAATTTCTGCAATTGCTTCTAATTTTTCTGTTATAATATCTTCTTCTAGCAGATCACTATCACTTAATTTTGCTTTGGTTTTCATTTTTGATAAAATTTTAGAAACTAATCCTACCGCAACACCCTCTTCTTTGTACTCTGCTTTAAGGTCTTTAATTTCACCATCAATTTCTTTTTTTCTAAGTTGTAATTCTTGTAATGCTACTGCAAAATTCTTTATATTTTCCATTACTTCATCAGTTGTTCTAATTTCCATTATTTTTCCTTTTTAATTTTTTGAGTCTATTCCTATTTTTGCATTTATATAATCCTTGAAGTTCTTGTACTCTATTGATGTGTCAAAATCGAGATACATAAACTTTGAAGTTATCCTCTCTGTTCCATCATAACCAGCACTTGTAGTGCTATGTGAAAAATTGATTACAATTCTATTTTGTCTATCAATATATTTTATGGCACAAATATTATTCTTATTTATCAAACCGTGACTATATTGTATAAATTCTGATTTCACAAATGTATTTTTGAGTAAATCTTCTTTTTTACCTTTATCATCATAAGCATAATATGATATTAATTTTCCTGAATCTAATTGCACTGGACAATTAAAGTCAAATGCTATTCTATTAGGTAAAAAATTTACTGAACTTACATTTTGTAAATTTATTATTTTATCATTTGCTTTTATAAATTTCACTTTCCATCCTTTTTATAATTTTAATTTTAATCTCGTTATTGCTGAGACACCTGAATAAATATTATTTTTTATCATTTCTGAAATATCTATATTTTGATTTAGTTTCAACTCATTCATATCCTTTTCTTTATAAATATTTGGTTGTATATAAATTTTATATCCTTCCTTAGCATATTTTATACTATTTGTAATACCAGTTTTATCATTATCAAGACAAAATACAGGGTCTTTTAATTCTTTAAGTCTATCATCTGGAAGACTTGCCCCTAAATTTGCTATTACATTTGGTAATCCAGAACTTAAAGCATCAAAAATTGCTTCAAAAATATAAACTGGTTTTGTTATATCTACATTAAACCAATTCCAAACCTTAAATCCTATTGTACTATTATATGTTATAAACTTTTTATCAGTTATTGATCTTGAGTAAAATCCATATATTTTTTCTCCATTAAAAAGTGGAATAATCAAATAATCTTTAATATTATAAGTTATATCCCCTATTTTTAGATTATACTTACCATTATAAAAATTCTTAATGGGAATTTTTCGTGAATTAAGATAATCTATTTGTTCTTGTCTTAAAGGTTCAAAGTACTGTATAAGGTCTATATAGTTTGGTTCTGGTCTTTTATGGATTTTAGGTATATTTGGTTTAGTGGAAAGAGATTTGAGAGAAGAAACTGAAGTTTGAAATTTTTCTCGTTTATAATTTGCTAACTTCTCTGGTGCCAAATCTCTTATAAAAGCATATACTGATTTATTTTCTGCTCTGCACCCAGCATTGAAACAATTAACATTTGTTACATCACCTTTTTGATAAAGATGTAATCGATAAGGTGGATTTGATTTTTTAGCATCAGAGCAAAATGGGCATCTAGCAGATATATCATTATCAGACTCTTTGCCTATTCTATTTTGACCTACTATTTCTTTAAAATATTTTATATCAATTCTCGATAACATCTTCTAACCTTTATATGTGTATAATACTATAATATATCTTAATTCTCTCTTACCAACCACAATTTGAAATATCTAATTCTGTATTAGATTGAAATACTTTAGGTAACATTGTTTTAATTTTTGATAATCCAATTTTTTCCAAGTACTCAACAAATTTTTCTTCATTATAATCAGTACTTGCAATATTATATTCTAATAATATATTTTTTCTAATATAATCAGGTATTCCTTCTTCCATCACTAATATAAAATTTCTATCATAATGTTCCCTATAAAGAGGATTGTAATCTAAAAATTCATCTAAATTTTCTTGAAGTGATTTTGTATTTTCTTCAGCTTTTATTTCTTTAATTTTTAGATTAAGTTCTTTAATTTTAGGTTTATTGCCTTTATTAAGTTTCTTTTGTTCTTGAAGTTTATCTATTTTTATCTTTTTAAGCATTTCTCCATTAAATATTTTAGCAAGATGTGATTGACCAAATCGTTTATTTTCAAAAATATCATATCCAGTTTCTTGACCCTTGCGATTAAATGTTTTTTCTTCAAAATCATCTATTATTTTAAGTCTTGCAGGTTCTGGTAATTTGTTAAATTCTATAACTTCTAAAATTTTAGATGGGTCATCTTGTAAATAATGTTTAAGTGCTTCTGAATATTTTCCTAAATGACATTTGAATGTATCGGTAAATACTGTATGATCAGTAATTTTTGGAACACCATCTGCTGCATCCCCTAAGATTACATGCTCGTGTATCCAATCACTCATATCTTTATTTTTATTTTCGGGAATCATCCATTTATTTGTTAAAGCACTGTATTGAGAAATATTTGGTAATCTCTGACACTGTAAAAAATCCTTATCTGGCGAAAGAATAAGAACTCCTTCCTGATAATATTCTTTAGCGAGAACCAAAATAACATCATCAGCTTCTGCTCCAGTCACATAAATAGATTTCCAAGGTAAATTTTTTGAAATTTGATCAAATAATTCATTAGTGTAAGCAAAAACCTCTTTATATTCTATTGGACTTTCATTTCTTATAGTACTTCTATTTGCTTTATACGCAGGATAAAAATCTTTTCTCCAATAATTTTTGGTATAATCATCAAAACATATTACAATATCTCCATATTTTTTATAATTAATCTGAATATTGATTAATTCATTTAGTATATAGTAAAGAGTAAGTTTAATGAAATCTTCTGTTTTATATTTATTATCTTTTGTTTTTATAATAGCATCTCTGGTAGAACCAAAAATCATTCTATGTAATATTGAACTGATATCAACTAATATCATTATAATCCTTGAAAGGGTAGGACTTCGTAAGAAGTCCTACAAATTTTTATACTAATCCCTGAAGAATAGCATCTAAATCATCATTTGCACTTGGTGCTGGAGCTGATGCAACAGGAGCAACAGTTTCTTGAACTGGTGTAACAGGAGTCTGTACAGGAGTTTCAACCGGAGCTGGTGTAACAGGAGCAACAGTTTCTTGAACTGGTGTAACAGGAGCAACAGTTTCTTGAACTGGTGTAACAGGAGCAACAGTTTCTTGAACTACTGTTGGGGCTGCAGTTTGTTCTGCAAAAGTAACTCTTAGGAATTCTTTTTTAAGTTCATCATAAGATTTGAATGATTCAGGTTTAAGTAAATCACCTAATTTATAAGTATTTTCCTTAATATCCTTAATTGCTTCTTCAACAGTTTGATATATTGATGTTTCTTCTGCTACAACTTCTGAAGCATCATAGTTAATCTGATTATTGGAACCTCTTTGAGCAACAAGTCTGAATGAATTACCTTTTAACGGATTAAAAAGTTGTTTAGGAGTTTTTCCTAGTGAAACATCTGTTTCAGAAGGGTTAAGTGCTTTTTCAAGTTTTGAATTCATAGCACCTGACATTTCATATAGGAATATTTTTCCTTCATTTTCTGGATTTGCAGGATCTTTAAGAATTTTGATATTAGCAATATATCTAATACTTCTGGAGAAATTTTTGGCTTCGTCTTTTTTACCTTCATTCCAAAGGTCTTGCCATTTTTCTTGAAATGGACAAGGTAAACCTATTGTTGCTGGACTAAATTCATTAACAAATCTTTTTTTGTCATTTTTAGTAATAGTTGTATTGATTTTATACATTTGTACTATCATTCTTTTTTCAGAATCAGGAAGAAATCTAATTAGAGCTGCACCATTTCCATTTTTGTCCTTTTGAAGAACATAAAATCTTTCATCTCTAGCATATTTGTTGGTTTGTTTGGCGAATGGGTCTATTCCCACTGCATCTTTAAGTGCGTTGAAGTTAAATGCATCAACTGAGTTTTCTACTGGCATATATTTTCCTTTTGAGCCTCTTTGGGCTGTTTCATAATTTTTATCTTTTCAGAACCTATATTGTAATCAAACAATTACAATCTCATCATTATAATCAAACGATTACAATCTCACCTTTTATAGTCTCATGGACTGTTTCAATCATTTGCAATTACTCACAAATTAGATGTAAGTTCCCATCCAATATATTTATTCATCTTAAATGTTCTTTCGAACTAAAGCGACTTCATATAGCTTAGAGCGTTAACATCTAATATATGAGTAATGTACAATTCTGATTTATTTATACTTTAGAATTTTGAAATCTTTTGAGACTTTCAATCTTTTAAGACTTTCAATCTTTTGAAAACTTTTAAGACTTTCAATCTTTTGAAAACTTTTAAGACTTTCAATCTTTTGAAAACTTTTAAGACTTTCAATCTTTTGAAAACTTTTAAGACTTTCAATCTTTTGAAAACTTTTAAGACTTAAAGATTTGTTATTTAAAGTTATTTTTTGATAGCCATTAAGATAGTGATATCAACATCAGTACTTTTAAGTATAATTCTGTAAGCATCTCTTGCTTCATTGTACTTGACTTCAAACTGATAATTTGAATTTGGCAAAGCGTTGAAATTTTCTGCAGGTATTTTAATACTGAATTCTTTAGTGGTATTTCCAGTTTTACGAATACTGAAAGAATTACTTGTGGCATTAAAATTATTAGAAGAACTTAGTGAAAGAATAAGACCACCATCTTGTGAAGTTATAACAACATCTGAAAGGTCTTTGAAAACTTTTCCAGCATCTTTAATCATTTTCATATCAGCTTCTTCAAGATTGAAAGTTGCTACTGATGGAACATTTTCTGTACTTTCAAATAATTTAGGAGATTTGTTGAAATTCTCAAGAACATTTACATTGGTACATAGATAATTCAAGGAACTGTTTCCTCCGGTAATTGTAAGTGCATTACCATTTCTTTGTACTTCTCTTTCATCAAATAGTCTAAATGCTGATAGAAATTCAGAGAGATCATAAATTCCCATTTCATCAAATGTATCAGGATCTAGCGATTCTACATTTAGTTTTACTACAACATCCCCAGCACTATTATTAAGAATTGTAGTTGGATAATTCAAAATTACTGAATTTGTGACGCTGTTTAGTGCTCCTAGCACATCTGTTAGATTTTTGTTTAACATATTTATCCTTTTCTATTTATTATTTTATATTATACTCTGTCATTGCTTAAAATTATATGATTTTCCTAAAATATTTTAAGTCCTTAAAATTATATGATTTTCTAAAATATTTTAAGTCCTTAAAATTATATGAATTATTCAGGAATTATATTTTTTATATCCTCAAAAGTTATCTTATATCTATCTTCAAATCTACAATCAATATATTTTACAGCACTGCCCATACCATTCATAA